GACAAGCCGGTAAGTCTAAAAGAGACCATATGACTAATAAAGAATTTCAAAAAGAACTTAAAACTAAAGTTATGAATAATTTTGTATCATTACCATCTTCTCTTACACAAAAAAGAGGAACTTTTACTTTTCCTACAGGTTGTAAGAAACTAGGTGTAATTGGTGACTTACACATTCCCTACCATGATGAAGATGCAATAGAAACTGCATGTGACAAGATGGAAGCAGAAGGTGTTGATAGTATCCTAATTAATGGAGACTTACTTGACTTCTACCAGCTTTCTTTTCATGAAAAAGATCCTAGAAAGGTTCACTTTAAGAATGAAATAGAAGCAGGTAAACAGTTCTTTGAATACATGCGCTCAAGATTTCCAGATATTCCTATTTACTTTATACCTGGTAACCATGAAAATAGGTTTGAAAGATATCTTAGAATAAAAGCATCTGAGTTACTTGACATGGATGAGTTTAGACTAGATGTAATCTTACATGTTGCAGAGTACAAAATAGAATATATTCCATTTAGAACCAAAGTAGTTTTTGGAGACTTCCTTATAGAACATGGTGATAAGATTCCTGGAGCAGGTGGTGTAGTACCAGCTAGAACTGCTTTAATGAGACTTAAAACCAATTGCATTATTAACCACTTTCATAAAAGTTCTCAAAGCTCACAAAGAGTTCATGGAATAAGTCATGCTACAACTATCCGTGCTTATAGCCTTGGGTGTCTATGTGAATTAGCACCAGACTATATGGAAATAAATGAATGGAACCATGGCTTTGCTATTCTAACAAAAATTGATAATTTAGTGTCCGTAAATAATTACAAAATAGAAGGCAACACAATTATCTAATGTTTCTACCAATAGTACTAAAAGACAAAGATGGAGAGTATATTGAGCATCTCAATATAACTCATATTACTAGAACCTCATTTGTTAATGTAAGAAATACTGATGCAGGCACTAGAATCCATTTAAGAACAGGAGAAGTTTTAACAACTCCTGTCCCTATGGATATAGTTCAAACTGAAATAGATGATTGTTATAAGTCTGCTGCTGCAATGATTATGTTCAACATACTTGCAGAGAAAGCACAACTTACAAAACTTAGTGGGGATGTTGACCTAGATAACCCTGGGCAACAGCAACCTCTTTCAAATGAAGAATAGAAGCTTTTGTCAGCTTATCTCCATTTATCCAATCAAAGTTATATACACACCAACCATCTTCACTCTGATCATTACCAGAAGATATTAAACTAAGTCCTGGTAATAGATCTAATACATAATAATAGTAGTCATAACCATTTTGGCTTTCATCATCTAAGACTTCTACTTTATCAAAGCCTAAGTCAATTAATTCTTGTTCTGTCATTTTTCTACCATTGTTTGCATAAACACTGTATGATTCAATACTTCAAATGCATATGTATGTTTTAATTCATTATATGCTTTGTTGTCTTTAGTAAATACTCCGTGTTCTTTGATTCTTAAATTTCTAAGGTTCTCTATAGTTAATGTAACCATAGTAAGATTATCTCTATCATCTGACTTCATCATACCTATAAGGTTTCTAATTTCAGTGTCTGTAAGATAATTATACTTCTTTAACAACATTAACTCAGCCATATATACAAAGGGTCGGAATTCATCCTTTTTACTACCTTTGTGGTACATATACCATAAATAGTTCAGATTACCATCTGCACCATCTGTAATATTATAATGTTCTTCAGCTATTGCTGCAGATAATTTTTTAAGTTCTTGTGTTTCCATTCTAAAATATATATCTAATAGTATTCCAGGGGATGATGCTATCATGTAACTTTGTAAACTGGCTAATATATTTTGATTTACATCCTTGTGCATACCTAATGTTATTTCCTCCATACTGAGAAGTTTTGTTTTCTTGTATGTCTGGTCTCCAGAGTAAGTCTTCACCAGGGATTTTATTCTTCTCATTATACTCATGTTTATCTTTGTTATGTGTAAGAAATATTACCTCAGCTTTAACAGACTCTTGTGACCAATTATAATAATTACAAAATCTATTTACTATATCAAATAATAATTCATATTCTGTTAACCAGTCATCATGAACAATTACGGGACTAAAATTAAGATGGACTTCATAACCAGCATTGAGAAAATTGGGTATAGCTCTAAGTCTTTCATCAACAGTACTAGTATTAGGTTCTAATATTTTTCTCCATTTTTCAGGCATTAGACTAAATCTTATTCTAATCTTGCCCTTTGGATTGAACGCTAGTATATCATAGTTTACATGCTTAGTAGCAAATGAACCCATAGCAAGTGGATGATCCCTGAAGAATTTGAAAATTGTTTCCCAGTCATGGTACTTAGCATGTAGAGCAAAGTCCTCATTACAAGAGATATCATAAGTAATATAATCTGGATGTGTTTGATTAGGCTTTTCTACATCTGCAAACCATACATGTGAATTAATCTCTGTCAGGATATCCATAGGATTTGTTGCTATAGATAATCCTTCTGGCTTATGTCTTTTCATGTAGCAGTAACTACAGTTAAATAAACAGCCAAAACCAAAAGAAGGAGTAATGAAATCAGTACTCCTTCCACTTGGTCTTATTTTAAATGTTTTCCGCTTGACTTTTTCTATCACCTTTTTTTAAAGTTGATATAAGCACTTGCATTCTTATTAGAATCAAATAGCTTAACATCTCCAGCTAGATCCTTAATAAATGTCCATTTAGTAAAAAACAATAAGAACTTACCTTTCTCTTGCACTGCAAATTTAGTCCCGGCTTG